GGTTATCAGAAATGTTGGCAGTCCATCCGTGTTAACGCTACAAGAAGTAGTGGATACATATACCGGCCGAAAACGCACCATCTATGAAAACGCCCTAAAATCTTTATGTATCAAATCCGTAAACAGGAACGACGCCGTTAGTGTGGCGTTCGTAAAGGTAGAGAAAGGAAAACCCGGCAAAGCGCCCAGATGTATCCAACCACGTGATCCTAGATACAATCTAGTAGTGGGGAAATACATAAAAGCACTAGAGCATAAAGCATACAGTGCGATTGCCAAGGTTTTCGGAGATGGACCTACAGTGATGAAAGGATATAACGTTGAGCAAATTGGCAACATAATAGCTGCTAAATGGAATTCATTTGATGATCCAGTCGGAGTACCGATTGACGCCGTCAAAATGGACATGCACTGCTCGAAACAATCACTAAAGTGGGAACACTCCACATACAACATCGTGTTTAAATCCATGGAACTAAAACGCCTTCTGAATTGGCAAATTGAGAATAAAGGCAGAGGTTATTGTTCGGATGGAAAACTAAAATATGAAGTGGAAGGTAGACGATTTTCAGGTGACATGAACACGGCATTAGGAAACATCCTGATAATGTGTGGTTTAGTGTGGACATACGCTCAAGAGCGAAATGTGCACATCAAGATTGTTAACAATGGAGACGACTGTGTAATGTTTTGTGAAAGAAAAGATTTAGAGAAACTAATGTCGGGGTTCGACACATGGTTTCTAGAATTCGGATTTCGCATGACTGTTGAAAAAGTGGTAACGGAACTTGAACAGATCGAATTCTGTCAAATGCATCCGGTAGCTACCATTAATGGATACACCATGGTGCGAAACATTAGAACTGCACTAGCAAAAGACACAATGACTGTGTTGCCAGTAACAAACGAAGCGTCAGCAAGAGTTTGGTTCAAAGCAATAGGTCAATGTGGGCTGAGTCTAGCGAGCGGGATTCCAATGGTTCAGTCCTTCTACAAAATGTATGACCAACAATCAAATAAAGTTAGCAACGTAGCAGAACACGGAGCAATGCAAACAGGAATGGCAATGTTGGCGAGGAACATGAAACACACGTTTCAAGAACCAACCCCAAACACACGCTATTCATTCTGGTTAGCATTTGGCTTCACCCCTGATGAACAGAGAGCGTATGAGAACAAATTTGAAAACTACCAAATCGATTATAGCAAAATTGTGCCGGCTGATTATAACACAGTCACACACTTCGAATTATAATCACCCGTTTACAGGATACCCAAATCCAATAAATTAAAATGTCAGTTAAATATCACGGTAAATATTGTGGACCAGGATGGTCAGCTGGTGAATATCAGCAGAGCGTTAAGAGCAGAGTACCACCAACTGATGACTTCGATGCAACATGCAAGGAGCATGATGGTGCTTATGCACAGCCTACAAACAGCAAAGCAAGAAATGCGGCTGATGACAAGTTCTTTAGGCAGAACATTGGTGGTGGCCCGAAGAGGGCTATCGCGGCGCTGGCGGTCAAAGCAGCGTCGAAGATAATGCGTGCCCAAGAATCCAACCCCGAAGGAGTTAGATTACGAGGCAGCCGAAAACCACCAAAGAAGAGATCAGCAGTAAGTAGAGCTCGAGCGCGCCTAGACCAGCGACAACGCTCAACGCAAAATGGCCATTTGATTAATTCAATCACTAATACGCAATTAATCAACAAGACCCCAAGTCAAACAGCAATAAATACCAAAATGAAAAGAAACACTAAGAATACACAAAGCAAATTCAAGGCTAATAATACAACCACCAAGGCACCTGTAGCAACAAGTAAAACGGTGCGTATTAGCAAACCCAAGATGTCAGCTAAGAGAGGAGAAACGATGATCACACATCGTGAGTACATTGGACCAGTAACTGGTTCAAGTACGACAGCATTCGTCACCCACAACATAAATCCAGGCGTGCAATCAACGTTCCCATGGTTATCATCGATAGCTAGTGGTTACGAACGTTACAAATTCACCAAACTGGAATTTACGTATGTAAGTGCCGCTGCAACTTCTGAAAGAGGAAGAGTGGCGTTAGCCTATCAATACGATCCAACCTCGGAAAACCCAGTTTCACGCTCATCACTATTCTCAATAGTGCCAAACGTGGAAGAGGCACCGTGGGAAGACATCGTACTTAAGGTTAAGCCAATCACAGAATACAGATATATTCGACAAGGTGACATTGCGGGTGGTACTTACAACACATATGATTGTGGTAAGGTACACACTATGACCGCAATGACTGCCGATAGCACAACACAACTCGGAGAGTTGTTTGTGGAGTATAGTGTACTCTTGATGAACCCTCAATTTCAAAATGCAATGGTACAAGGAGAGACAGGCACCTTCAGCGAATCTGCCACCAACCCCTTTGGCAATGGATTAACAACCGTTTCAGGTAATCCGTCATTGGTGTGGAAATCGCAGACACAAATCACTGTCGGAACGTCACTACCCTTAATGATAACACTAACGTACATTGGTACCGGGTTAGCACAAGCAGATCCAACTCTCACCAAAGGTGTCTCAACCTCACAAGGGGCATTGTCAGTGAAGAGCAACACTGTGAATGGAGCTGGAACATACCAGATAATATTGATCACCACGAAGTGGACGAACGCACTGGATGCCATCACGGTATCCGGAGGAGTGAGTACATCAATAACATCAACCATATTCCGAGTTTCGTTATACACGGATCAGTAATTGTCCACCAACGGAGACGGTCCGTTGGAAGGTCTGGCACAAGAATGGAATTACAGTGAAATGTCCATCACCGAACGCAACGCATATTGAATGACAAAGTTGCAATGCCGCAACAGCACAGGCCGCAATCCGGCAATACATGTTAAATAAAGTAAGCACTCAGCAGTAAAATGTCTAGCACTGTTTCCAATTGGGACTGGAAATAAAAGAGACTAATTGGTAGTTAAAGGAAGCTTGGCTACAGCTATCAAGTTTTGTTGCATGAGATGTGAAAAACCCATAAACAAACAGTAAACGTCAACCCTACTCGAAAATCCAAACAACGGCATTGTTGTTTGGTGGGCAGTAGTAGGAGGAACAACAATCGAAC